CGATAGCGCGTTCGCTGCCGAGTAGATTTCGGGGATGGAAAAGTAGTAGCCGAAGTTAGTTGTTGCCTTATCAAAATACCAGTAGCTCTCACCATCTATGGGGTGTGCTTGGTCTAGAGCTTTTTGGTCAACTATGAAGTCTGCGACTTGGTTTGTGAAGTCTGTTGTTGTTGCGTTTGATAGATTTAGATTTGCCATTATTCTTCAATCAAGAAAGGCACAGAGACTTTCATTGCTCCTCCTGAGTATGGGAAACTTGCGTGTGAACCTGTTGGGTCGTGATGGATAGTTAAATCATTTCCTGCGGCTTTCGCAGTTATCTTAACTCGGAATGTGTCGCCTACTGCGAAGTTAGTTGCTGTGAGTGCCATGCTCAGAACAATAGTTTTAAATTCATTTGTTGCTAAACCCGCTGGCTCAACTTGAGTGGCGATTGATGTTTCTGTGCTTCCGTCATAATGATAAATGTTTACTAAAGGCCCCGCTGATAAATAGTCTGCCTCGAAGGGTAAAACTAAATAACAATCTCCCTTAACTCTCTGTGCCTTATTATTAAAAGTCACATCAAAGTTAACTGAGTGGCTTTGTAAAATAACCGTTTCAGGAAGTCCCCCAACCATCGCAGACACTCCTACATTTTTATCTAGTCTGTGGATGTCATTTGCTGCTGTTGCATCTACTATTAATCTAACTCCATTAAAAACTATGTAACCAGTCCCGTCTGCGAAATCTGTATAATCATAATTAACTAACTGCTGTCCTGCTGTTGTATACTTTGTAAATTTTGGTTGGAGTGGCATTATAAATCAACCGCCTTTATTCTCTTTAGTGCCTCGTTATAAGCTATGTCTAACACATTTAACTTTGATTGTGCTGTAGCTAGTCCCCAACTATTTTGGTTTTGATTGATTGCTAACATAGCAGCCTTACTTGATGCGCATAGGGCTTGATTTACATTAGCGTCTAAAGCTGCGTATATTGCTGCATCTGCGTAATCTGTATCTGTCTCTAAGAATATTAAAGCCTCTGCTTGTAGAATCCAGATGTTAGTGTTAAGCTCGAGGGTTTGTGTCGCACTTCCCCCGTCTCCTATTGCTAGAAGAACCTGTGCCGTTGTTGCTAGTGTTCCGCTATCTGTCATTTATTAACCGCCATCCTGATTGCATGAGTTAATTCTTGCAGTGATTTTATATTAAATATCCTTAGAACTTCAGAGATTTCTAAAGTGGGATGTGCTTGTTTCACTTTTTGCATCTCGTCAATTAAAATCTCAACTTTCTTCATACCTTAATGGTATGAACCTCAAGATTTAAATGTTTGCATTTTTCACCCCATCCGCCGTTTACTGCTCCCTCTGCTATATGTGTATAATTGCCAAATATTTTAAGGTGACGTGTCCCGAGACTGTCGTTAGTGTAGGCATACTGAACTGACTTGAATGATTGGAATATATTTGTATCTTGTAGAAGGTGAAGTCTTCCTGTCTCCATTAGCATTTTGAAGTGAGAGTATTTTAATGTCTTCTGTAGCTTTCGGGTCCTTCCATCTACGGACATTATTTGTTTTGAGTTGTCGATGGCTTCTGTTATTCTCTTTAGGTCGTCATCTTCCATCATCCAGTCAAATACCCCTACCCCAATCCCTTCTGAATCGATGAAGATTTTAGAAAAGTCATACAAAGCATGGAGTTGCTTTATATGATTAAAGGTTTGGGATAGGAGTGTCTTTGTAGTTATTTGATTCTCGACTTGGTAGAGGTGGTTGTCTCTTAGTTCGAAGATTTCAAAGGTGCTTTCATCATTTCCCATCCGGGCCACATCAATTCCTAATATATAATTTGCGTCTTTCTTGATTGCGTCAGGTCTTTCTTCTGTCATACAGCTTTCTATTAATTCATCCTCAAACCATTGCCTCATATCGTCTAAAAATTGTCCGAGATATTCCTGAGCAAACTCCATCTCTGTTAATAATGCAGCCTGATTCTTCAGGAATTTCAGTGCTTTGTCCCTCTTTTGTTGAGTCCAATCTTCATTAATTGTCCTTTGTGTGTAGACCTCTGGGGTGCTTATATTAAAGACTTTCCATCTATCCTCCTGATTTTCCCAAGATTTAAAGAAAAAGTTCTTTTTTGAGGTGCTTCCGATGAATTTCCCTCTTGGAGTGCTACTCATCCATATTTGCCCTCCTGTTGTGGCAAGTGTTGGCATTGCCGCCTTCCACATCAATTCTGGCATCCCACTAGCTTCGTCAATATATAGAATATCTCCAGTAAATCCTCTTACTGCGTCTCCTGTATTACCAACTGGTCTACTTATTACGTGGGCTTTGTTTTTAAGCCAAACTCGGCTCTTTGTTGGTTTATTCTTTCCTTTTTGAATGTAATTCTTGTAATTCTTCTGCAGAAAGTCTAAAATCATAATAATTATTAATTGTGCTTGGTCTTCTGTAAGGGAGACTACTATTACTTGGCTGTTGGCGTGAGCTAGAAGGTAATTTGCGATTTTGTGTGAAAAGGTCATAGTTTTCCCTACCTGCCTGCCTGTATTTACTAAAATGTCCCCTTCTGCTTTTAAAATTTCTTTTTGCCAATTATCGTAAATCATCTTAAGGTTTAATCAGGAAGATTAAATCATGATGAATTGTCTTCCTAATAATTCTTCACCTAAAGTAGTGTGTATAAGGGGGTTTATAAAATTTTTGTCTGGGGGATGACCCCCCCACCTTCCCCCCCTAAGTGAACGTCGCTACTAGAAAGCATATTGTAGTGTGTAAATATAAATGTAGTGTGTAAGAAGCAAATGATTAGCTTATTGTATACTAAGGTAACCTAAGTGCACACTATCTAAACGGTGTGGTGTATAGATAAGGGGCCCCTATTATATACCATCGCGCTATGAGTGGCAACCTCTATCGGCCAAATTAAAGAGGGTTAGGGGGGCTGTAATATGAGGGGGTATTTCACTAACGATACGGGCTTACGTATAAGAATTAGGCAAACTCTGCTGAGTTTGTAACGCGTTACATATACTTAAATCTATCGTTAGTGAAAGGTAACTCCTCCCCCCCATCCCCCCACCTTAAAAGTTATTCGGTATACCGAATAACTAAACAAACATATAAATATAAGTGAGGGTTAATTATAACATAGCCTAATAAGCCTTCGATGTAATGGTTAAACATCTATCAGTAAATTAGAGGTAAATTAAATGAATGGAGAAATTTAAGCTATATTCATAATAAGTTAATTGAGAGCTAATTGAAAGTTAAGGGAGATATTAGCAGAGGTGGATAAACATGCATATTATACATCAACTGATGGTAGTTAAGTGTGTGTGTCTGTCTTAAAAGATACTCTTATACTTGAGAGAAAGCGAAGTTAAAACTTCAGCCGTAGTCAAGTCTACATACTTACACACCTACTACTTACCTTCGTTTTACTACTACTTACGTAACGTATACGTAGACCAATAAAGAGAGACCGCACACACATATAACTATAAGAAAGTAGAATTCTATCCATTCAAGCAATTCAAATAAATACATACAACTACTTAGATTTAGGCTCCTTAAATATTCTCCATAGCTCAAACCAGAGCTTATCTATAACACTTTGAGCCTTAGCTAAATCCTTTAGAATATCATTAACTGTTCTATACTCTGACATCATAATCCCCCTGAAAGTTTATCTATAATCTTCCATTCATTCTTATAAATCTTATTACCATCATGTTTAAGGCCATATTTTAAAGCATCTTTCAATAACCGAATAAACTCTTTGTCTTGATCATGAATAAACTTAAAGATAGTCATAATACTTGATTCTTCATCAATATTTGCAGAGAACTTTTTTGCACGCTTAAAAAGTTTATCTCTATTTTCTTTTAAATTAAATTGTTTCATCATAATCCTCCTGAAAGTTTATCTATTTTATCATACAACTTCTTAATATCAATAACTCCACAGATACCCTCATCAGTTTCTATTTCATACATATCATTTCCATCTTTCAATCTCCGAATAAACTCTTTTACATCT